ACTAAAACAATTCCATTATCAGAAGTTTTAGCTAGAGGTATTGTAGATGAGTATGGTTTACCTAAAGATGTTGTTGCATTAAAATCAAAAGCAATTGGTAAACAAAATGAGATTGCAGGTAGATTTGTAGAACTTGCTGAAAAAGCACAACAGCTAAGTTCTGATGAAAGAAGACTCCTATTAAACTTAATGGAAGGCGATATTAAATATGGACCATCACAAATTAAAGAACTTTCACAAGAGTTTAGAGATAATGTTAAAGTATTAAGTCAAATGTTTGTTGACTTTGGTTTATTAAGTGAAGAAACAGTTAAACGAAATATAGATAGATATCTTAGAAGAACTTATACCAAAGATGATAAACTTGCTAAAGTTGGTGATGAATTAAAACCAAGAGGTATTGTTATTACTGTACCTAAAGGTGAGTATTTAAAAAGATTTAAAAATGATGTAGCATATTATATTGGTGAGGGTAGTGATCTTAATGCAATTAAACAAATACAAAAAATTAGATTTGAAACTCCAGAAAAAATTAATTCACCAGAATATAATAAATTATTAAAACAAATAAATACTGAAAGCAAAATTAAAAATCATGCTGGATGGGAATTATTTGATATAACTGATGAGCAATTTAAAGCATTAGGTAAAAATGATTCTCTTAAAATTCGTTGGGAATTAACTAAACAAGAACGAATAGCACTTGGTGAAATTGAAGATGGTGCTCTAAATCATTTTTTTATAATGAGATAGCTAAAACTCCATATGCATATACAAAACCAACAGTAAAAGATATTGGTGAATATAATTTAAAACAAGTATCAAATGCAATTATACCAGATACAGGTGGTAAAAAAAGATTTGGACCATTAGCTGGTAAATGGATACCAGAAGATATTTATGATAATATTATTAGAACAGATAATTATCTAAATAAAACTCCATCAGAATTTTATAAAGGATATAGACAATTAAATCAACTTTGGAAAATATCTAAGACAGCTTGGAATCCAACAGTTCATGTAAATAATACTATTAGTAACGTAGTATTATATGATTTAATGGATGGTTCTAATTTAGGAAAGAATTTATCAGAAGGATATAAAGCATTAACTGCAGCTAATAAAGGTAAAAAATCAGAACTATTTACATTAGCAGAACAGAATGGTGTTTTAGAGGCTGACTTTATTAGTAATGAATTAAAAGCTATATCACAAGTATTAAAAGATAATCCATATACAGCTTTTGGAAATAAAGCAGCAGATGAATTTAATCAATCAGTAAGTGCTGCAGGAATTATATTTAATGATTTAAAAAGAAGTTTATTTGGATTAAAGACTGGTGCTAAATTTGCAACTGACTTATATAGATTTGAAGATTCAGTATTTCGTTTAGCTATATTTAGAGATAGACTTTCAAAAGGCTTTAGTGCATCGGATGCAGCAATAGATGCAAGAAGATCATTTATTGATTATGATATTAATGCACCTGTAATTAATTTTTTAAGAGAATACCCAACTCCATTTCTTGCATACACATATAGAGTTGTACCATTACTTGCTGAAACTGCAATTGTAAGACCATGGAAGTATGCTAAGTGGGCAGCATTAGGTTATGGTTTAAATAGACTTGGTGGGTATTATAGTGGTGGTGATGAGGCTAAGGAAAGAGCCTTAATGAGTGAGCAACAATCTGGTAGAGTATTTGGAGTTCCTTTATTACCACATAGAAATATTAAACTTCCTGTACCTGCAGAACTTTTAGGAGTTACTAATAAACCTTATTACTTAGACATAACTAGATATGTTCCAGGTGGAGATGTATTAGATGTTAATAGTTTTACTGCACAAATTCCAGGATTACCTGCATCTGTGCAACCATCATTTGGACTAGCTGGAGATATAATTCCACCAATGTTTGGTTATGATATTTACAAAAGAGAAAAACTAAAAGGACTAGGGCAATCTTTATCTAGTGATTTAAAAATTAAACTAGAAAAAGTAGTACAAAATTTAGTTCCTAATTTTCCTTTTGCTCCTTATTCTTATACTACACAAAGAATTGAAAGAGCTAGAAAAGGTATTGAGTCACCATTTAAAACTGAGGAATCAGAACTTGGTGCTTTATTTAAAGGACTAGGATTTAAAGTAAATCAAGCTGATCTTGATGTATTAACTGCAAATAAAGTACTTGAATTAAAGAAAAGAATTCAAGCAACTAATGAGTTAATGGCAAAAGATTTAGCAGATTACAGATCAGGTAAATTAACTTATAAAGAATTTGAAACTGCTATACAAGATAAATCATTAAATATAGCAAAAGTATCAGATTCATATAGTAGAAAATTAAATTTATCTGGTCAAAAAGAACAACCAAAAAATTTCATTTCAGGATTGCTAGCATTACCTGGAGAAGTTGGAAAATACTATGGTATAGATGGATTACCTACGTATGATGAAACAAGTAGAATGCTAAATAAAAATAAACAATGAAGAAACAAGAAGTAAGCAACAAGGAAAGTATAATTAAAATTCAAGGAGAATTAAAATTATTACACCACAAAATTAATACTATTGAAACAAATCACTTGAAACATATTCAAGATGATATAAGTAAAATTATAAAAATTTTAATTAGTATTGGTATGTTTGTAGGTGCACAATTTTTTTATTTACTAAAAGATCTTATACTTAAATAATGTTCGACGAAGTTAAGGAACGAATTAAAAAGCATGAAGGCTTTTTACCTAAAGTCTATCTTGACATTTTAGGAAAAGCTACAATTGGCTATGGGCATCTTATTACCCCTGAAGATAAATTTGAAGAAAACGTAGAATACAGTAAAGAATTATTAGAAGAAGTATTTAATACAGATTTTTTAAGAGCCAAGAAAGGTGCTGAAGAATTACTTGAAGGAATATCTATAGTTGAAAAAGCTAAAGGAATTATTATTGAGATGGTATTTCAATTAGGAAAAACTGGAGTATCTAAATTTAAAAAAATGTTTACGGCTTTATCTATACAAGATTATAATGAAGCTGCAAATCAAATGCTAGATTCACAATGGAGAAAACAAACTCCTAAAAGATGTGAAGAATTAGCAGAACAAATGAGGAGTTGTAGTTAATATGTGGTGGAGTATAATACCAACGTTATTTAAAACTGGTGCTGAAATTTATAAAAATCATAAGCAATCAGAATTATTAGAATCTGAAGCTGAAAAGCGATACTATGAACGTATGGCTAGAGGCGAGATTGAATATCAAAGAGATGTAACTGATCAACAAGATAAAACTTGGAAAGATGAGTTTGTATTAATTGTAGTTTGCGTTCCAATCATAGTATTATCATATGCAATTATTAGTGATGATGTTAATATTAAAATGAAATTAGATTTATTCTTTGATTATTTTGGTAAATTTCCATCATGGTATCAATGGTTAATCGTTGGTATCTTTGGTGCAATCTATGGATTAAAGCCAACACTAGATATATTTAAAAAATAATGATTGAAAGATTAAAAGATTTAATAGCAAAGAACTTTTCTAATAAAGAAATAGAAAAGAAAAATAATGCTTTACTTAGAGGTAGACAAGAGGTTGAGATTAATGGTAATGGAACTTCTGGTTATACTATTAAAGAAGGCATTCATAAAGGAACAGTTTTAGGACATATTAAAAGAGACAAGCCAATAATAGAGTAAATGTATTTTATAGCAGTTATTCTAGTTATTATTGGAGATTTTGGAAAACCAGAAACATTTAAACTTATAAACGAAAATTTTTATTTTAATACAAAGGCACAGTGCCAAGAGTACCTTAGGGCTAATGAATCAATTATAAGATTATCAATAGAGAAAGCATTTAATTTTTATAATCTTAAATTAGAATCAATTGAAAAAGTTTATTGTGAAAATCCAAATGAACGTCAGGTGCATCTATAAACTGTGGATTGGAATTTGTTGTTTATTAAAACAATGTAAATGTAAAGATGTATCTAAACGCAAACATACCAATAATTGAATGTTATGTTCGTGGTAACTATCTAAGAGATCAAAGAGATAGCCACGATAAATATTTTTGGTGTGCAATATTTGGAGTTTGTAGTACTCCTAAACAAGTACCTTTGTTTCATTTTTTAATGGAAGATGGTGGTGTATGGTGGAGAGCACCTATATCTGCATTTTGTCAAGAAGAAGGAATTAAAGAGCAACCATTAAGTGACCTCGTGTTATGGGATTCATTTAGTTATAATGTTTCAGTAACTACATTTCATCAATTAGCAGGTGCCAAAGTAATGTTTACTACTAGAGATAAAGTTAAATTACAAGGTAGATATTTATTCACATTAGATTGGACTGAGGGTGATTTTAATGAATTGAATTTTGGTTATGCAGGTAAACCAGATCAACACAAATGTGGACATGTGCTAGCATTAGACAATGGTAATTATGCTATTCAACCAAATAATAGATGTAGAGTATTTGATTCTAATATGGGTATAGATTTAAGTACACCTCCGTTAATTAATCGTTTAGTAAATACACATCATTGGAGTGTAGAAGACCAACCAAAATGGACAACTACAGAAAAAGAAATAGGCGAATATGACTATGAATATAAAAACACGGAGGAAAAATAAAAAATAGTGAAAAATAATCTACTAGTTCATAAACATTTAATTGTGCGTGCAGAAGCAATAAGTCCACCTATGGACGAGGAGTTTCTTAGGCAATGGTTTGAAAAATTTATAAAAGATATTGGAATGAAAGTTATGATGGGACCATATGTTAAGTATTCAAATATGGTTGGTAATCGTGGTATTACAGGTGCTGCAATTATTGAAACATCACATATAGTAATGCATGTATGGGATGAACCAAATCCAGCAATAATTCAATTTGATGTATATTCATGCGGAGAATTTAATCCAAAAGATATATGTGAAAAAATAGAAAGAGATTTTACAACTACTAAAATTGAATACAAATTTTTAGATAGAGAACATAATCTAACAGAATTACATAGTATAACATCTTCAAATAATTTAATTTCGGAAAATTATAAAAATAAAGAAATACAAAATAAAAATAATATTTTACTTAGAAATAGAAAAGAAGTTGAAATTAATGGTAATGGAACTTCTGGTTATGTTATTAAAGAAGGAATTCATAAGGGTACTGTTTTACAACATATTAAAAGAGAAAAGTCAATAATATAAATGATAACTTACTATCCAAAACTTGGAACATCTACAAGCCCTATTACTGTAGTACCTGGTGGTAATTCTGTAGATGCATTTGGTAGACTTAGGGTATCAGAACCTTATTCATTATTTTATTTACCAAACGAAGCTACAGTTAGAATGGATGTTACAACTGCATCTGGTGCTGAAGTAGTTAGACAATCTTTTAGATCAATGCTTTATCAACCTGGTAAAGGATTACTTGCTCTTATGACATTTGTGATGAATACTCCTAAAGCAAATTTAAGACAACGTGTTGGATATTTTGGAACTCAAAATGGACTTTATTTTGAACAAACTGGAGCATCTCCTGGAACAAAAGCATTTGTATTAAGAACTTATATCAGCGGTTCTGTAGATAATACTACAAGGAGAGTTGAGCAATCTGCTTGGAATAAAGATAAATTAGATGGAACTGGTCCAAGTGGTTTAACTTTAGATTTAACTAAACCTCAAATTTTATGGATGGATTTTGAATGGTTAGGCGTTGGTAACGTTCGTACTGGATTTATTATCAATGGACAATATATAATTTGTCATACTTATCAAAATGCAAACGTTACTGGAAATTCTGTATATATGACAACAGCAACATTACCTGTAAGATATGAAATAACAAATACAGCAGAAACTGCATCATCTTCTTCTTTAAAACAAATTTGTTCTTCTGTAGTATCTGAAGGAGGATTAGAACCAACTTCAATAACACATGTTGCTCAAAGAACAACTTCATTAGTAGGTTTTGGAACTACATTAGTTCCTTTAGTTTCTATTAGACTTGCATCCACAGCACTAGGTGCAATTGTATTACCAAATGCAATTAAAGTTTTACCAACTTCTGCAGATGATTTTGAAATACAACTTGTTAAAAATGCAACACTAACAGGTGCTTCTTATTCTGCTGTAGCTTCAGATGCTAACGTTGAATATGATGTTGCTGCAACTGCAATGACAGGTGGAACTATTACTCAATTAGATTATGTTGCTTCTTCTGTTTTAGGAAATGTTCCATTAAATGAACCTGGAACATTTAACTGGGATACTCAATTAGGAGCATCACTTGCAGGAGTAAGTGATGTTTATACTCTTGGAGTTAGAACAATAACTGGTACTGGAGATATAATAGGTTCAATAAGTTTTTTTGATTTAACACAATAATGATTACTAGAAAAAGAACAATTGGATTACAGCTTACTACATCAAATCAAGATATTTATACAGTGCCTGCACAGCATGAGGCAGAAATAAAAAGCATTATTATTAGTAATGATACATCTAATACCGTTACATTTAGTTTAGATTGGTATAAGAGTTCTAATACAACTTATTATACAATAGCAGAGGCAACACAACTGCTCCCTAATGGAATAATACAAATCGAAGACAGTCTTTATTTATTTAAAGGAGATGTAATTAGAGGATTAGCAAGTGCTAATACATCTGTTACAGTTACTATTAAAGTAAATGAAGATTATATTCCTAAACAATTTACTTAATAATGAAAAAGAAAAGTACAGTAAATAAAGCTGGTAATTATACAAAACCATCTTTAAGAAAACGATTATTTAATTCTATTAAATCAAGAGCAGTTATGGGAACTAAGGCTGGTCAATGGTCAGCTAGAAAAGCACAACTGTTAGCAAAGACATACAAAGCACAGGGTGGTGGGTACAAATAAAATGGCTCTTGCAAAAAGTCAAAAATCTTTAAAGGCATGGGGTGACCAGAAATGGAGAACTAAATCTGGCAAACCATCTTCTAAAACTGGAGAAAGATATCTACCAGAAGCTGCCATTAAATCTTTAACTCCTGCTGAATACGCAGCAACCACAAAGGCAAAACGTGAGGGTAAAAGTAAGGGAAAACAATTTGTAAAACAACCAAAAGGTATTGCTAAAAAGGTAAAGCAATATAGGCAAGTAAATTTATGACAACTAAAATTAAAGAAAAACTTAAAAGATATGGTTTAACAAATTTAAACCAACCTAAAAGAACACCATCACATCCTACCAAAAAAGGTATTGTTGCAGTTAAAAATAATGGTGGAGTAAAAGTTATAAGATTTGGCGATCAAAAAATGGGTCATAATTATAGCCCAGAAGCTAGAAAAAGTTTTAAAGCAAGACATGCAAAAAACATTGCTAAGGGTAAAACAAGTGCTGCCTATTGGGCAGATAAGTTTTTTTGGGCAGGATCTGGTGGCTCAGTCAAGCAACCCCCCAAGACCCAAAAGCATGTTAAGGGTAAGTGAAAGATAAAATCTTTATCATAATAATAACAATAACCTTAATAGCCATAAAAGTAATAATGGATAATAGACCTATATCAAAAGAAGAGTTTCCTAAATTAGTATATAATTTAGCTAAAAAGGAAATCGTAAGATTTCCAGAGGAATCTATTGTAAGAAAAATAGACCCTGCTATTGTAGCAAGTATAGCTATATTAGAAAGTGGGTATGGTCAATTTTAAAAAGCACCTACAGCAAAACTTGCTAAAAATTATTTTGGAAGAAGGGCAGTTGGTGATGATGAATACGTAAGGGCTAAGGGTGGTGCTAAACTAAAAGAGTATGATGGGTTAGAGGAAAATATAAAAGATTTTTTATTAATGATGGAAAGAGGAAATTACTATGAAGACTATAGGGCATCATTAGAAAAAAACGAACCTATTCAAAGTCAATTTAAGGCAATAGCTAAAACATATGCTGAAAATCCACAATATAGTTTAGCATTAAATAGTATTTATAAAACAGTTATGAAACCAATTAAACAAATGGATAGATTATCTGGAACATATATTAGTACAGGACTTGATGAACAAACAAAATCATTAATGCAAACAGCATCTCCTTAAAATTTTAAGGGGAAGCTATTACACTTCCCCCACATAGGCAACACATGACAGGCTCCCCAGTTGGAGCCTTTTTTATTTGGAGGCTTCAACAAACATCAGCATCTAATATCTTAATATACTTTTTACGTTTATTACGATACGAAGATGGATCTGCCCATCTCTTTCTCCAAATCCAGTTGTTAAATTTACCAGAGTAATTTTCTAACATATCCATAATAGGATTATGCCAGAATTTATATTTAAATACTCTGTAACAATTTTTTAATATCATCTTCTAATTTTTTACCCATTCCATTACAATGATTAATTACTGCGGCACAAAGATTACCATGATATTTATAACTCTTTAATGCTTCCCTAATTTTACCAACAGGCTTTCCGCCATAATCTAATACTATATTATTATCTTTACTTAATCCAATCTTTAATTCAAATAATAAACCTGTATGTTTATCAAACTCACTTGGTAGTTTTTGTGCTAGCTTCACTTTCATATTCATCTCCTTTTTGTTTTTTTACAAAGTCTTTACTTATTCTTGGATCCAAAGCCTCAAGTTTGGATAACATACCCATTATCTGTACTACTTCACCATAAGGTCTTGTCATTAGATATCTAAATATATTTTGCAATTGATCTGATGTTATTAAATATACTTTATCCATTATAAATTTACAGCCTACACATAAACAAAATTAGTATATATTTTTCTAATTAAATTTTTATTATTTAAATAAACATTATCTGATTTTGAATTAGAAAATAAATCTGAACAATAATCTACTGTCTCTTCCATTGTCATCTTATCATTTAAACACCCACCAACATACTGCTCTACTTCCATTATAGCATCTTTTATTTTACCCATTATCTTTAACCTCCATTATTAATCGTTTTAAATACCATTCAGCTTTATGTAAATCCTGTAATGGTTCTCCCTTAAATTTATATCTTGATACATATTTTAAGACATTACCTTTAAGGTATCCATGATACTCATCTGCAGTCATGCAATCACGAATAACATCTATAGTCTCCTTTTTACCTTTTAAATAATGTTTAGGAGAATTAACATTATCAAAATATACTTTATTTACCATAGTATTTTTTAACCTCACTGTAAGACATAGTTTCTAAATCGTATGCACCATCAGATACATTTCGTTTAATAATTAAACCACTCCACCATAAGTGTTGAGTACCTTTAGCATATCCCTCAATATGATTCAAATAACATCCAGCAGATAAGGCATGTAGTTTTTTACCATTTGGTAATGTAGATACTGCATAATCTAATAGATGACAATGACCTACTGTTGCAGATACTTTATGTTTATTTAAAATAGTTCTTGCAACATTCTCTCCAGATATAGCTGTGCCCATAATTCCAGATGGCAATTGATGCACATAATGTACACCATCAATTACTTTAATCTCTTTATAAGGTACTTCTTTCCAACCATAATCTTTATATTTAAGATCAGAAATTTTCATAGTGCCTTCAAGTTCTGGATTATCTTGTACTAGTCTATCAATTCTATCTTCATGATTACCTAGTATCATAATCTTTTTGGCTTTATGTTTACCTAATCCTTTATCAAATTTAATTAAAGCATCTTCTGCATGCTCTAAATCTTTTTTATATCTTCTACCCTCAAAAGATAATTTAGCCTTATCATAAGAGCATAATGAATCCATTGATACAAAATCTCCCATACATATTACATAATCAACTTTTATATCTGCAGCCACTCTACCTGCCCATAAAAATCTATCATTGTTTGCTTTAGGTGTACAATGAGGATCACCGATTACTAAGTGCGTTGCCATATTAGTGTATCTCCTTGTTGTTTTTTGCTTTTAAATATTCAAGAAAGTCAACTATATTGTCTTCATTGAATTCTTTTACTTCTTGGTACTCACCATTAGTCTTATTAGATTTTTTTTCGTCTTCTGAAAAACCTTTTAATCCAAGAAGATAAGTTGTATGTGGGTCAAGTACCGCTTGTTTAATCATTCCTCTAGCTATTGTAGAACAAAGATTAAATTCTTCATATTATTGTTATCTGATATTAAACCACAAGTAAATCCTTGTTTCCAAGGGGATACTGCTACTTTAATACAGTTATCAATATCTACTACTCTTTTTTGTTTTCGCATATATTACCTATTAAGTTTATAAAATGTTGTGCATCTACTAATACCAAAGGATTTCTATTATTCATTTTTAAAAAAACAATAGGATTAAAATCGCCATGACCATCAGCCTGATCATATGCTTTATATAAAGTTTTCCATGTTTCGTTATTCTTGCATTCAATATCGTATGGAAATATTTCCTTAGCTTTCTTTGATAGTTTAATATCTGCACCACTTTCTCCCATAATTGCTACTCGTATATCATCTTCTGTTAAAGAAGTAAATACTTTTTTTAAAGTATCTCTAACCCAATCTTGAAGTCTACGACCTTTAGCTTTTCGACTGCGAATCGTAGTCATATTCTTTTCTTG